TACTTCAGGATGAAGTTCGGCTCCATAGGTAACTGAGGGATTTTGTTGGAATGTTCCAAATCCTTGTCCTAAATTCGCTGGGTTTAATTTACTTAGTAGATCATCTCTTAAAAGTCTAACAGTGAGGGGCCAACTAAAATCAACACCTAAATCACTTACAGGAGATTCTGTTCCTCCTATTTCTACTAAAGCAAATAACATTACAGGATCAGCAAAGTTTCTTCCTTCAAAGGCTTCACCATACATGTTAGTTTTAGTTTCACCTACTTTATATTTGTAATAAATAATTTCTTGTGATATAATGTTTCCCATCAACTCTCGGTTGACTCTTCGGAACATACTAATATCTCTGGAACCGCCGTATAATGCCATATTATCCTATAAAAATTGTCATTGGTACTTGGTTTATTTCAGCAACACGAGCTACTGATTCTGCTGCTCTTCTTTCAAGTAATGATTGACGAGAAGTTTGATCAAAATATTCTCTTAATCTTGTTATTAATGCTTCTTTTTCTGTTGCTGATGCTGATACTAGGTCATCACCATTTAATGTTACTTCTGCTCCGGGAATTGGGATTGATGAATATTTATTTCTTACTAATCCTAATACTTCTTTAGCTTTAGCTAATGTATATTCAAAAATCCACATTCTACCAATTGAATTAATTTTAGAATATGTTGGATTTACATAAGGTACATTTGATGTGTTTGAAATTTTATTTGTACCATCTCCAAAAGCTGCCTCTATTCTATCTTGAACTTTAAGAAAATCAAATACTAAATAATGTCCATATCCTAATCCTCCACCATCATCAATACCTAAATCAAAATCACCAGTTCCAGGAACCGGGAATACTGAAATAATATTATTTACTATATTAAATGTATAATTTGAAAGTGTTACTGTATTGTTCATCTCAATAGCTTGGATGTTTTGAATGGTAAAACTTGTAGGCATCATCAAATAATTTGAATAACCATATCCCATACCATATACACCAGCTGCGGGTACACCACCTAAACCATTTCCTGCACCTGTTCCTAACATTGGAGCATACATTTGACTAATAGCGGGTGGCGGTTGGTAAAATACATTTTTTATTTCAATACCACCTACAATACCATTTGCTTCAGCCCAAGCTGCTAGATCATAATCTTGTACTCCTGGGAGGAGGACTAATTGGCCTTTATACCAAGTTACGTTACCTCCAGCTCCTGCTTCTTCACCATATTGTTGAGATAATCTAACAATACTAGAGAATGTAGGTGTAACTACATCTGTGTTTACATCTACAGATGTTGGTGCTCCTTCTAAAGATAAATAATTATCTCTTGTTTGAAAAGCATATAATTCGTTACCATAAATTGTAACAGCTTCTTCAAAACCAGCCCAAAAATTAATATCTTGTAATTCGACATTTTCAATAGGATATCCTAAACGTAATGCACAAAAGTTAGCAACTTTATTAGCATCAGTTTGGAACTGGCTATCAGTATCATAAAATCCAAATGGAGTTGGTGGTGGCCATACACTAGGTGTGCCATAATAAGATGCTGAGACTTGAGCAAATGAGGATGAACCAGGCCAAATAGGAATGTTTGCCATATTTTTTTATTAAGTTGTTACAATGTAATACTCTATACTTGCTGCACTACTTGAAGGTTGTACTTTAACTGATTGGATATCACTAAATGTTAATCCACTTGTACTACCAGTCATTTTACTAGTAGAAATCATATATGAACTTCCAGTAGCAATCAAATAACTCATAGCTTCTGTTGAAGAAGATACAATTAATTTAATAGGAGTAACGGTTGAATTATTAGTTACTCTAACGTACTGTACACTACTTGTTACAAAAGTACCAGCACCAGGAACTGAATCCATGGAAAATAATGTTGTAACAGATCCTGTAGGTACACTTAAAATTCTATTATCAACATAATTAACATTGTTAATTGTTTGAGTTACTGAGGACCCTACGTTATCCCCATTCAGTGTTAATATCTCAAATATTTGTGAGGTGAAAGTTGCCATGCTTTTTATTAATAAATATTAAAAAGCTATGGCTCATTCCTATTTTTTTAACTTTCCGCTTGTTCCTGCAGAACCAGTTATAATTCCTATTTCTGCTGCTTCTTCATACAATGAAATTAAATCATCTACAATTGGATCTCTGTGATTTTTAACTAATGTAATAGAACACATATTTTTAATTTTGCGTCCTGCTGTATATAAGAATCTAAAACCTGAATCGCGTCGGGATTTTAAATCTACTTGGTGGTCATCACCACATACAATCATTTTTGAACGTAAACCAATACGAGTAGCAATCATTTCCATTTGTTCATGAGTAACATTTTGTGCCTCATCAACAATAATACATGAATCCAAAAATGTTCTACCTCGCATAAATGCTAAAGGTACAATTTCAATAGCACCATCTGCTATTAATTTTTCAACCTTTTCTTTATCATATAAAGCATACATATTTTGATAAATTGGTTGAATCCATGGATCCATTTTTTCTCTTAAGTCACCTGGAAGAAAACCAATTTCTTCTTTTGATACTGTTGGGCGTGTAATTATAATTTTTGTAAAGTGTCGTCTTAAAAGACCATCTAAGGCAACTTGAACCGCTAGTAATGTTTTACCGCTACCAGCTCTACCAGCTAAAATTGTTAATGTATTTTTTAATATTTCATCTTTAGCGTTTTTCTGCTCTTCGTTTAAAGGAATTTTAAAATTTATTGGGTTTTTCACTATTCGTTTTTCTCTAAATACCTCGTCGGTATGATGGTTTGAAGTCATTATCTTGGAAATTAATTTTTACTAATTTATCAAGTCCTGCGTTAACATGCATTGTATCATCTAATACAGTCTCGAAATTAAATCTTTCGTCTAAAGGCAAAACTAAATCTACTTGTGACCCCCATCGAATTAGACTAAATCTTTCGTTTTGAGCACATAGATCTAATTGCTTTTTAAATGGAGCAATCACATTTACATCTTCATCTGCAATTTGTATTAGATAGTATGTGTAATCAAGAGAAGGAACATACACTTTGTTAAACATGCGTTCATTGTACTTTAAGTACTCCATATTATTTGGGTTGATTACCTTATTTAAGATATCCTTCTCAACCGCTAACATGGGTTTGTTTGTAGATTCAATGGGTTCTAATGATTCATATGTAAGTACACCACCATAAGGTATTCTGTTAATATGAACATCATAAAATGACATAAATATACCAATTACTAATGATGGTTTATCATATTCATCATTACCCATTACATCTTTAAGAGTATAATTCATACCCTTAATTTCAACAACTGCTTCATCAGGTTTTACAACCTTTTGATATATAATAGTTCCATCAGCTGGGCTGTAGAAATGTTCATGATCAATGTAAGTTGGGCGGATTGGATCTCTAAAGAAAAAAGTATTAGATAATTCGCCTATAGGAAGTTTAGATAATTCTTTAACTTCTCCATTTAACCATTCTGTTAATGTCTGTGCCATTATAGGAGAGATTTAGAATGATCAACTCTATTTAAATGCATCATCATACAAGATAACATAGCACCCGATTTCATATATTCTGATAGATTAAATATTACAGGTTCCATACCGTTATCAGAACAAATTTTTTCTAGTGTTTTTATTTTATTTTTTTCACCTTCATAATATTCGTGTGATTTTTTTAATTCTGAAATATTAGAAGCACATAAAATCATGTTTCCTAATCTTACTGAGTTAGTCATTCCACCTAAAGCATCATCAACAGTAACATCAATAATATCAGTATGTTTTTCTAACATTTTAATTTCTTCAGGATCATATAATTCTGTACAAACTAATGTTTGATCTTGATTTAATGCGAAGATAGAACAATCTAAATGGTACATATATTCATCAGTCATTGCTAACTTAAGAATATTCATATCAAATTCTTTTTCCATCCATTCATAAGCTTTAACATTTGAACGGATACCATAACCACCAATATAAACATTATCATATAGATATTTAATATCAGCTTCACCTTCCCATTTATAAGGGGAAATATGAGTTTTATAACCCATTTGGTTAAAGAATTTTTCACCTACTAATTCTTCACCTTTACGAGGGTCAGAAGTATAATTTGATAATAAAATAACATTATCATCTTTAATATGAGGTAATTGAAGTCCTAAATTAGCTACATAAACTTGATCTTGAAGATTTCCTTCAGAGGGTAACAAATAAACTAAAGATTGGCCTGATACAAAATTGTATAAGTCCATAAATTGTTTATAAGCTTTAGGTCTATTAATTGCTAATTCATCATCTGTTAATTCTTGCATCCAGATGTTGTTAGGATCACTTGTTGCTAAAGTGAAGGGGAAGTTCATTACAAAACTTTGTAAAGGCAACTGACTTGGTGTTTCTTTAATCATGTAACTAATTTTATGTTTTGTTATACATATTATATAGGCCTATATAAGTAAAAAAAAGCCCCGATTTCTCGGGGCTTCTTTTAATCTAATGTTGTTCTAAATTAGATAGTATTTAATCCATTTACATAGATTTTACCATAGAATTCAGGACGTAACATTTTCTTAGCGTAACGAGTCAAGAGACCTTTACGTGGAGTAAATGTATCTGGATCGTACACTAATGGTGTCATAATTAATGGAATGTATGGAGCGAATACAGCACCTGTTTCCAAGAACTGAGAACCTCTATAACCCATAAGGATTAAGTTTTCAGTCATGTAAGGGTTTTTGTAAACTTTGTAACGACCATTAACTGAACCTACTTTTTGTACACCGAAAGCGTATTCCATTTGATCAGCTTCACCATTGTTTGTAGAAGCGAATCCTGGGATTGACTCAAGGATAGTAGCGATTGTAGGAGAAGTTACTAAGAAGTTAGCACCTCCACGTAAAGTCAACTGGTGGATTTTATTAGATACTTTTTGGATTTTAGTACCTAATGTTTGGAACCACTGACCTTGTGTGTTGTAGAAACCTTGTGTTCCTGAAGCAGCACTGAAAGCACCGTTTGAATAAACTGTGTTGTTAATAGCTGACCAGTACTCAGTTGCAGCAGCAGCATCTTCAATCAACATATCTAAAATTTCCAAATCAATTTCCATTGAAATGTACTCAGACATGATGTTTGTTAATTCCGCTTCAGCATCGATGTTTTGGTAAGCAGCTAAATCTTGTGCAAATTCAGGAGTCCATACAGCTTTCAACTTTTTAGTCTTAGCAGTGATGGCTTGAGATTGCATTCTTACGTTAATCTCTGGGATAGCGATTTGAGTGTTTGAAGTAGCATTCGGTACTGAGAAAGAACCTGAAGCTTCGAAATCACCACGACCAGATCCACTGTAGTTATTACCACCTGAATAAGTTGGAATACCATCTGCATTACCTGCTTTCTGGTAAGTAACTGTATAAGCACCATTTTCTAAGATTTGTGCTGTAGAAGCAGTTACATAGAAAGTAATAGTATTAGCAGTGTAGTTGTAAGAAGTAAACTGGTTTAAGTTAGTAGCTGTAACAACGTTTGAACCTGAAGAGATAATAAATCCACGAACTGCATCTTGGTCAAATCCTGGAAGGTTTGTTGATGCTGCAGGGAAAACGATTTCCTTGATAGTACCAGCAGCAACTGAAGCTGAAAACTCAGAATCAAAATCAACATCTTGGAAAGAAGCAGATGTAACACCAGCGGATGCTGTAATTGCTACTGCAGAACTTGAGAAGTTGTTAGTTGCGTACGTAAAACGACCCTCAGGACCACCATATAAACCACCTACTGCCTCGGGAGTAGAGAATGGGAATTGAGAAGCGGTATTACGAGTACCATAAAGTGATTGACCTTCAGTAAATGGAGACTTAGTGTTACCATATTGAAAATCTAAGAAGAACACTAGGCCAGAAGGCATGTTCATTGGTTGAACTGAAACGAATTCTTTTGCTACGATGGTACCGAATACTTTACGTACCAATGGAAGAGCAATACCAGCCCAGTTTTCACCTTGTCCGTTAGAAACGAATGAAGAGTTAGAAGAGATTTGGTTTGTTTCAGTTACTAATTGTTTAGCTTGGTTTTCTAACATGATTGACATGTTATTTTTCTCAAGCTCGCCTAAGCCTTCCAATAGTCCTGTTTTAGACCATTTTCCAGCTAATTTAGCAGCGTCGCTTTGAAGTGACTTCCAAGAGCCAGCTGCGCTTTCTAATAATTGTTGTACTTGTGACATTGTTTTTAGTTGTTTTTTTTAGTTATTAAAAAATTATTTTGTAATTCCTGCTAAATGTTGCCATCTAGCAAATTGATCATTTACCTCAAGAATTGGAGATTTTGTTGGAGCAATTCCTGCAGCTTTAGAAGCACCACCCATCATAGATTCAGTTACTGAAGATTTTTTGGATTTAGGTTCATTTGATAAAGTTTCAAATACCAATTTTGCTTCTTTAGCAGTAGTTGCTTTGTCAAAAGCTTCCAATACTTTTACTTTTTGACTTTCGGTCAAGTTTTTAGATCTGAAGATTTTGTTAGTGTAAAGTAATTTAGCATTTAACAAATTAACTTCGTTTAAGTCAGTTTTAATAGTTTCGATAGTAGAATAAGCTTCGTCAAGTTTAGCTTCCATTTCTTTTAGCTTTTTCTTGTAATCTTCTTTACCTTCTTCTTCAGCAGTGTCTTTTTTGTCACCACGTTTAGCAGCAGGTACGTCACCTTTGTTACCACCGTACTTTTTTCTTTCAGCTAACTCAGCTACTAATTCGTCGATGTTAATTTCTTCTTCTTCCGAAGCTTCCATTTCTTCACCTTCTCCTTCTTCACCTTCTTCACCTTCAATTTCGCCTTCTAGTTCCCCTGCGGATACCATATCGGCGATTACTGATTCGATAAATGATTTAAGATCATCTTCAGTCATGTTTTCAAGATCAATTTCCTCATCATCACCCATTTCTACTTCAGCTTCACCAGCTTCTGCTTCTTCCTCTGCTACATTACCTTTAGCAGTAGGACCTTTAGGGTCATTGATTAGGTCTTCTTCACCTTCCATCATTTCCTCTTTTTCTCCTTCTTCCATTTCATCGAGTTCTCTAAGAAGTTCATCTAAGTCCATTTCTTCTAGGTCTGATGCTTCATCCATTTCTCCAGCTTCATCCATTGTTTCAGCTTCATCCATTTCTTTTGCTTCGTCCATGTCGAAATTTTCTTCCATTTCCTTCTTGTCCTCCATTTCAGCTACTTTCTTGTCTTCAGCTTCATCCATATCATCCATTTCAGCTAACTTTGCAGCTAGTTTTTCACGAATCATTGGGTTGAAAACTTCTTCAAGAGCAGCTTTTGCATTTGCAATAGCAGTTTCTTTAACGGCTTTTGCATCAGCGATTGCTTCTTTTAGCAAGTCTCTGTTGTTCATACTGTTTGTCCTCAAATTTGTTTGTTGGAAATACGCTTAATGTTGACGATTGTCGAAGCGTAATAAAATTTATTAATTTAATGCAATATATAAGATTGCATATTATGACGATACATATATCAAGATTCTTCAAAATTGAATTTTTAAGGAAAAAAAGACCCGCAAGCAGTTCTTATGGTATGCTGTGCGGGTACAATTTTAAATTGCCTAAGGTAGCAGGCGTCTTAAAAAATAGGACAAGTCCCATTAGCGCAAAGTATCTCAGTTAATAGAGAATTTACTTTTGCAAATTTATTTTCAGGAAGATTTTCTTTACCTTCTCTAACTAAATGCATATATGAACCTGGGTTAGAAGGAGTAGATACAAAATCCCAACATAATAGTTCAAAGTCATCTTGTACTTCTAAAGTTTCACCTATTTGTTTTAATGAACCCATACCACGAGATGATACACCTACAGTAACATTATTATCTATAAGCGCCTTTAAAATATTACCAGACATAGTTGGCAATATCTCTAATTTACCCATTACTTTATCACCATTCCACCAAATTTCACGTATGATATGTGATACATTTTTTAGATTGATAATAGTGGAATCAGGATGATCTAATTCTCCTGTGGCTCTATTTTCTTTAACCATTTGGGAATATTTGTCAATTTCTCTTTCCCAAAGTTCTTTTGGATAATATCTTCCGTTCCCGTTTTTTACTTCGGCTGTAGCAAGTATTCCTTCAACTAAAGGATTACCTGAAGGGGCTTTAAGACCTTCATTTAAACTTTTAGGTGTTACTGAAAACGGGATCGTTTCAATTAATACTTGTTTCATATTATTTCTTTTTATCTAAATCGCCGTAGCCACTTGATTTATATTTTCCTTTTGGAGCTTTAGGTTCACCTAATCCAGGTGCTTCAACTTGATATCCAATTCCTTTAATACCAGCAAAAGCATTTTTGTGGTAATAGTTAATATCTTTAGCCATGTTTTTAGCAACAATAGCTTTTAATTCATCAACTGTTTTTTTAGAATTTTTAGGATCACCCATTTCAGTTAAATACCCTAATAAAAATGATTGACCATAAAGATTATCAATATTTTTAGGATCTCTATTATCAAATTGATGATCTAAAGCTGCTTGAACATCTTTATCGATTTTATCAAACGTGTTTTGATCACCATATTCTTTTTTGTCTTTAACACCTACTGCTTCTTCAATTTTTTCATTAAAAATTTTAAACCAGTCAGGTTGAGCAGGTGATTGTGTAACAACACCACCAATTGCTTCACTTAAAAGACTTTTACTTTTTAAGATAGAAACAGCAGAATTAAAATCATTACCATGAGCTATATACTCAGGAAACATATTTCTTGCTACTTTAAGAAAATGGTCTTTATTACCTTTTCCTTCCTTAATAAGTTGGTATTCTTGTTGTAGAGTTTTCATTTATTATAAATATTATGTGTATAAAATTACGGGGGCACTACCTGCAGCTAAACTACAAGAAGTTATACCTAATGGAATTGTTTTTCCTGCAGGGATTGTGAAGGAAACACCTGTTGCTTCCACAACAGAACCATTAGTTGCTATTGAGTTACCATATTTAAAGGCTGTAATGGTAGATCCTGTTGGGGATGTGAATGAGCCTGTTCCTAAAGAAGTTATACCTGCAAAAGAGCCTGTAGCTGAGTTTCCTGCTGTTAAAATTACACCACCAAAATTTACGGGGATATTTGCCATGTTTTTATTTTTTAAATAATTCTATTAAATCGTTTACATAATCGTTTGCTAAATCAGTTCCATACATTACAGCAAATGAATCTGGGTTTTCTCTATAGTAATCCATAGTTTCATGTTTTGCTTGTTGTAAAAATGGTATTAACTCATTTAACTTTCTTTCTAATTCATCAAATCCTAATAAACGGGATGCGATAAATTTCTTTTTATCTGGGTCTGTTATGTTTAATCCTGCTAAATAATCTTCTACATCAGTATTTGCTTCCCATAATGGTTTAACAATAATACCTTTTGCTGCTTTATTTAGTTTTTTTTTGTCTACTAATTTGTATTTAAAATCTTTAACATAAATATTATCTTTTACACCTTCAGGACCTGCTGAAGGGCCAGGACCAAATGTAGCACCAGGACCTTCTTTTACTTTTTTAAATCCTGCTTGAGTATAAGCACCATATGTAGATTTTCTAGGTGAGGGACCATTATGGTTTTCACCTTCACCTCCTGATACAAATCCTGAATTGGAAGATATTGTATTATCTTCAAATAACATTTTTATTTTAGCGTACTCTTCAGGGTAATTTTTTCTTACATGAGTACGTAATTCATTAAATGTTTTAGTTAATTCTTGTTGAAGTTTTAACATTGTAGAATCTGAACGGACATCTTTAGTTTTAATTAAACTGTCCATAAATTCTTTTGTTGTTTTTAAATTTTTAAATACTGAGGTAAAATCGGGAGTTTGTTCGATATCCCAAGTAATTCTACCAGTTTCAGGATCAATATCAGTAACTGTAGATTTTGTACCTCTATTGTACTCTACATCACCAACTTCTAATTCTTTTAATTTGTATTTAAAATTACCCATTTGCTTTTTGAAGTTCTTCTAAAAGTGAATAATATTGTAATAAATTAACTAAATCATCATTACCTACATTAGCAATTTTGCCTAAAGGTAATATCATATTGTTAACTTCTTTTAATTTTATTTTTACAACTTTATCAGTAACTTTTTTAGTTACTTCATTTAATTCATTTTTGATTTCTTGAACCTTAGTATTATAAAATTCTTTTAATTTTGGAGTTGAATCAACAGAATTAATAAATTCTTTTAATACTGATTTTTGATTGTCATTTAGATTTGCATATTTACCGTTAAATTTTTCTAACATAACTTTATATGTTAAAATACGTAAATCTTTATCATATGATTGAAATTCAGTCATCAAATCATCTTCTACTTTTTGTTTATCAATAGCACGTGTTGTTAAACTTTCTAGAATAGCAATTTTATTATTGATTATTTGATCAGGATTTGATAATAATTCACTGTTATATATTTCAACCAAAGTATATAAAGCAGCATGGGTTTTATAAGTTGGTAGTTTTGTTTTAAAAAACTCATCTAAATTATAGTGTTTAGATATTTCTTTAATTAAGTTATATTTTTGTCTTTTTAAGGTACCTCTGTTTAGGTTTTTAGATGATTCAATAACCGAATTAATTACAACTTCTGCTTTACCTTCTGTAAGGTTTTTATGTTTAGATAAAGTTTCATACAATTTGTATTCTCTTCCTAATTCAGTTTTAACAAAATATTTTTTTAGAATATGTGTTGCTTTTGAATCTTTACCCGACAAAGTATCTGATGTAATTTGCCTGACTAGGAGTTCAAATAGAATACCCGTATTCTTATATTTAGAATGTTTTATGTTCATCCTTAAAGGTTTTATTATAAATATATAAAGATTTTTATTCTCTTATTTGACTTTCATCTAATAGTGATTCTTTCGGTTTATCTTCATTATTTGAAATCTTTTTAACCATACTTTCAATTAATGATTTGTTTTTAAGATAAACTTGTTTTGCTTCTAATGCTAATGGAGAATTTCCTTTAAATTGAGGACGTACTGAATCAGATTCATTATCATCGTTTTTCATTCCTTTTGCTCCTAATCTGTCTTTACCTAAGAAATCATCTTGAGTATTACGATCTGTTACTTTTTCTTCAGGACGACCTAATTCTAAATCATCTCCATAACCTACTGGAAGGTTTTCTGGTTCTGAGTACATTCTGCCTTTGCCGTATAATGAAGCTAAATCATGTGGTGTACCATATGAACGACCTGTCATTTTAGGATCATTACCTTCTTCTTCTAATTGTTTAAATCTAAATGAACGTTTTTGATCTTCAGCTAATAAATCTCTGTATTCATCATATTCATCTTGGCTGAAATTAAATATATGATCATAAATCCAATCTGTTGGTAATAATTTAGTATCCATGATATTTTTAGCTAATTCAACCTTTTGGGTTAATAAAGCAATTTTTTCTTGATCATAGATAATTGATGGACCTGTTAAATCTAATTCAAAATTAGTTAATTCATCACCAGTGTAACCTTGCGAATATAAATGAACTAATGCGATCTTATATAATTCTGATAAGGTAATGCGTTGTATACGGTCAATTGTGCGAGCAAAACGTATATCTTCAGCAGCTAATGTTGCTTTACCACTTAAGTCCTTATCATAACCCATAAATGCTTTTGGAACTTTAAGGGCTGCAAATAATTTATCACGTAAATAGGTAACATCTTGAATACCATCATATTGTAAACCAGGTGTAGTTTCAATTTTAGTTGATGTATCATTTCCACGAATTGGAATATAAAAATCTTCAAGTAAGTTTTGTTGATTGTATTTTAGGTTATATTCACCTGTTTGGCTATCCATTAATGGAGTACGTTTCATTGTAGAAATTGTTTTCTGCATGAAATTTTCTACTTCATTTGGTGGGATAGAACCTACGTTAATATAAAATATACGTCTATCTGGGCTACGAGAAATTCTGTGAATTAACATAGCATCTTCCATCAAAACATATTGTTTAAAAATACGACGAGCTGGTTCCAAATATGAACGACCATAAGGAAGATAATTAACATCTGTTAATAATCTAAAGTGAGCCATTTCATAATTATCAAAGAAAATACCTTGTTCATTATCATTAAATGTTCCTAAATTAGGAGCACCATAATAACCTGAACCACCTGCATAAATACCTTCAGGTGAATATCTAAATCTTATAGCATTTGGATGTTCTTTATCGTAATTTTCTTGTCTTTCAATATGATATGCAGTATAAGGAATAACATTATACACACCATATTTTTCAGCAATCTCCATTTTAAGGAAAAAATCACCATATTTACACATTTGGCGAATCCAAGACCAAAGATTGAATTCAATATTTAATACATCATAAAATAAGTTATATAAAATTTGTTGAATATCTTCGTTATTACTTTTAATTCGAAGTACTTCACCTAAATCATTCTTTAATGTACTTTCATCAGCAACAATATCAAGTGCAGAAGCTACAATCGCATCATAATCCATATTATCATAGTCTGAGTAGACCATGGTTCTAAGGTACTGCCAATTTATGTTAATCTGCGCACCTAATAGTGATGTAGAGGATGGAGAATATAATCGATTATATCTATCCATTAATGAATTTGTAGCAATATCTCCTGATTGTTGGATAGAGTCTACATCCATTACTTTTAATTCATTTCCGCCTACATTTCTTATAATAACATCTGTTGAAAACAATCGTTGTAATCGGGTGAATAAACTAGTATCTGCCATTTTGTTTTTTTATTATATATATAAATATTATAGCAACCAACTAACATCCTCCATTCCTTTATCTGTTTGAATAGAATATGGATTTTTTACTTGGTTTTGACTATACGCCCCAACATACGTACTTTTACTCATATTTCCAAGCGTAGCTCGAGTCATATCGTGGGACTGTTGTTGAAATTTTAAAGATGTATCTCTTAAATACATTCCTATACCAAATGACATTACTAAATCATCATTGTATCCGCTTTGTGCTTCAGGTCTACCATTTTTCCAAATAAATACTTTCATTTCTTCAAGTAATCGTTTTGATCTAATGGTTACTGATCTATCACCTATATATTCTCTAAATTTACTTATGACTAATGGTCTTGTTCTCATTGACATGGTAAAACCAGGAGTCATATCAGAATTACCTTCAAATACTTTTAAGTATGATTCGGCAGTCATAAGATCTGATTTAGGGGATTGATATAAATTTCTATATCCTCTTTCAATAATAGCATCTAATGTTGCCCAACCAATTGAGGCATTTTCAACAACTAATAATGCATTATTATATTCAGAAGCTAAACCAACTAAAAAATAACCATATTCTTTAGGAGGTAATTGTCCTTTATATTCTGCTACTTGAGTATTTGTAGCAATATCAATGACATGACAAGCAGAGGAATCTTTTCCATCGCCTCTAGCAACATCGGCCATAATCATATAATCTCTAGAATAATCTGCAGGTTCCCAAATCCATAAATTTTGATCAGCTCCTCTTCGTTCTAAAGGTTCTTGGATTGTTGTTTCTTTAATAAAATCTATCCATTCACTGTAGAACACAACATCTCCTGAGGTACTGAAATCACAGTCACATTCCTGGGATGCTAATCTAGGATCACCTAGTAATTCATCTTGGCGTTTTCTCCATTCTTCATTTCGTTCAGGGTGAACATACCAAGGTAACTTAATTGGTAAAAAATCATTTTCTAAAGATTCTGCTCTAACCCAGGTTTGATGGAACCAGTTACCGGTACCATAAGGAGTTGATAATACAATTGCACCTCCTCCAGTTGCTAAAGTTTGTTGTGCTGATGCCCAAATCTCACCAATGTTTTCAATAAAAGCAGCCTCATCGACTACTAGTAAAGATACTGCTTCTGATCTACCTGCATCACTTGATGCTGAGGTAGCTTTAATTTGAGAACCGTTATTTAAACGAAGTGTTAATTTATTATGTTCGTCTGCTGGGATTTTTAACCATGAAGGTAAGTTATCATACATGAACTTAACCTTAGTAACCATATTTTTAGCGGTTTCCTGTTTAGTTGCAATACAGAGTACGTTTTTATCTTTATGAAATAACATTAACCATAAAGAATAACCTGCGGCTAATGTTGAGATACCTAATTGTCTTGATTTTAATACAATTGAATAAGGATTATCTCTAAATAATTTTAATGTTTTATCCTGGAATGGGTATAAGTTAAATAAAACTCTACCTCTTTGAGGGTGTTGGATATGACAATATTTACGCATAAAGTGTGCCGGATCTTGGGCACACTTAATATATTCTTCGCGAATTATTTGTCTTAAATCTTGACTCATAACAATATTATTATAAAAGCAATAGCACTTGCACCTGTTGTAATCCAAGCTATTCTTGCTTTATTTTTTGCTTTTTTAATCTGTTTATCTTTAATTTCTATTTCAGTATCTTTATTTTTAACAATTTGAGTATATTCATCCTCATTTTTCTTATATAAAGATATTGTAGTATCTTGTTTAATAATAACAGAATCTTGATTTGAAATAATTCTAGATAAGATAACAATAGAGTCGCGAGCGACTCCTATTTGTTCTTTTAAATAATCACGTTCGGTTTTTACAAGTAAAGCTTTTTTTAAGGATTTACAAGGAACGCAACAAGTACTATCATTCGAAAGCGTTTGTGAACTCGCTAATAACGGAAGCGTTATTAAGAGAATTAATGCGATTAGATTCTTCATTGAACTTTTGTTTATTTTTATTAGCTTTTATTTTTAAATTAGCTAATTCTTTTTTATCTTCTTCTATCTTAAGTTTAAAACTATTAATTTCTAAAGATAAAGATTTGATTATAACTGTGTTAGAATCTATATTAGCTTGTAATGAGTCATTTTGTTTATGAAGATTATCAATTTTATTTTTATAATCTATACTACGAGCATATTTAAGGTTTGTAGTAACAATAACAGCTATTATAACAACAACTGCATAACTCAAAATTTGATAAATATATCTCATTAAAAATTTTCGTCCTCGTCTTCCATTGATGGATTCATCAATGCTTCTAGTTCTTTTTTAATCTTAGTTAAATCTTTTAATTGTGCAAAGAATTTATCTTTTTCAGGTCCATCAGCATTTTTCCATTTGTTAGCAATTGATTTCATCAATTTAACTACACCTTCATGTTTTGATTTTAATTTAACTACTGATAGATTATTGTCTATATCTTTTGCAGATGGTTCCATATCAAAATCATCTTCATTTTCTAGGGTAACACTTCCTCCTGCTTTTAAAGTATTGATAGGAGTTACTTTATCTTTTGAAGCAGCAAATTTAGGATCTTTTTGAAGAGCTGCAATGGATGCTGCACCAACATATGTTCCTTCTTCTACATTCTTTTCCGATAATTCAGCTACAATAAGTTCTTTAATGTATTCTTTGGCTTCTGATTTTTTCATTGATAAAAATATTTTGTTATAAATATTATGAAAAAAGGGTAGATTTAACTTGTGCGATGCGTTTTTCAGTAGAACCAGTAATACGCACTAATTTTTTTATTCTATGTTTATTAGAATCTAATTGATGTTTAATAATAAAATCGATTGTTTCCCTATATTTTAGATCCGTTTCACGAACTCCATTATTTTCCATTTCCACACCTTCAGGAGAAACATAAAATAAATAATCGTACTCATGTAGCATCGTTCTAGCAAATTCACAAAATTTTTCCGCATCGTAATAATTCATTGATTGTGATGCTTTAGCAAACGCCATTACATCGATTATAGTACGATCAGTGATAATGTTTTCCTGCATTAGTTCACTTGCTCGTTCTGCTAAAAATACAGCTTGACCCTTAGTTGTTGAATCAGTATTAAGTGGAATACCTAATTCCATTAAATACTTTGAACGTTCTGTTCTGAACGTATAATTTTTAAATTCAGGTAATTCTTTCAACGCATTAACTAACGTTGTTTTACCTACTGACATTGTTCCGCAAAAACCTATTTTCATAATTGTGATGATCCTGGTAATACTCTATAACTATCTTCTTCGTAATGTTTAGTTGATACCTCAAAAATGGTAGCTTCATCAGTAAGTGCCATTAATTGGTGTGGTTGACCACGTTCTAAATCTACAACATCTCCTTCAACAATCCTAGTTGATTTAATAGTTGCTGATTCTGTATCAATCCATCTATATTCAAATTCTCCTTTGGAAACATACCATGATTCTTCTTTAATCAAATGGTAATGCATTGAAAATTTTTCATCTTTTTTAAATACTAAAAGTTTACCACAATACGCATCATGGTTTGCAATCCAAAGCTCGTGTCCCCATGCTTTTTCGTATTTATCTCCTTTACGGGGAATTGGTTCGTATTTATGTCCCATATTTAAAATCTATTTGTTGATCCTTTTCCGGATGCTCCTTTATACCATGGAAGACCTTCTCGTTCTTTACGTGCTGCTTTCCATTCTAATTCTGTTAATTGAATACCGTTTAAATAATATTCACGCTTTCTATTGTTTCCTTCAGGAATTAAAGCTGGACCTTCCCAATTGTGTAGTTTATTATCGAATGTATAAGCTATAGTTCCATCGGGTTTAGCAAGCTTTTTTGAAGGGGCAAATTTTCTATTTGTTTGATTTTCCATGTTATTGATTAATTAAGTCTCCTTGATGGTTATCCCATTCACAAATGTAAGTATCATTTTTTAATTCTCCAAGCACAGATTCAGCAACATAAATTGCTTGTGCTCCTGATACTGTAATACCTCTTGCACTTAAAGCATCTCCTACAAAGTGTACATTTGGGTAATCAGCTAATGCTAAATTTTTGTAATCTACTTTTACCTCAGGTGAAAGATATTTTACTTCAGGAATGTAAATACCCCAATCATCCCCTAATGTTGGAAATACTTTTCTCATATCGTCAATAAAATCAACAATATATTCAAAAAATCCATCAAACGCTTCCATTACCCCTAACAGTTGTAACCAACTAATTGGAGTTGAACTTACACCATTTCCTTCAGATGTAGTTGATGGTTGGCGAGATGGACTATAATATAAACCAGTACCATTTGCTTGTACTTTATTTACTACATCACGTGACCATTTAAATGGATCTTTAATACCTTTTATTTCCATCAAGATACCAAAGTTAGTCATATTATTTCTATATGCTTCGTCTTTTTTGGCATGACCATTGTAACTATGATCTCCATATGTTTCCTCTACAGCAACATAAGCAGCATTATTGTTTGTACAGAATGAACGTAATGATACTCCTTTATCATCAAATTTTCTATACAACTTAAAGTCATATGAAATATCAATTAGTTTTTGGAAGTGTTCTTGTGGTGCTTCAAATCGAACACCAATTTGTACTGATTTAGGTTCATCTGGGAGCTCATATTTGTTAGCTAATTCTTGAGCAAAATCAATGCCTGATTTGCCTACTGCAAATATAAGTTCATCATATTTGTCTCCGAATTCACCGCACATAACCATTTGATTATCAAAATCAATACTAGTTACTTTAGTTTCCCATACAAATTCAACACCTTTAGATACTAAATAATCATACCAATTTTTAGCAATTTCAGATAGATAATCTGTACCTACATGCCATACTGGGAATAAACGTAAGCCGAAGTATGGTTTAATAAATTCAGGTTCTTCATGTGGATCAGAACATTGTACTTCTTCTGGTTTAGGGTGAAAACGTTTGAAATTAGTAATCACTTGATCCATCAATTCCATTGCTTTATCCTCACCTGTGTATTTTGACAATTGACCTCCAATTGCTGTATGGTAAGTTAATTTACCATCAGACCAACCTCCAGCACCTAAGAAACCTGTCATTACTTCTTCAGGTAAACGTTTGTATGGATCTTTACCCATATCAATTATTGTGATCATTTCACCAGGATAACCATTATCAACGAGCTTTGTTGCTGCGTTTACACCTGCTACTCCTGCTCCAATAATTACTATTTTCTTCATATTATTATCAATGTTTAATGTTTAAATGTACATAAAAAAAGTGGCGTCTCCAAATTTGGTGACGCCACAGCTGTCATTTTTTTAATAAGATCGACGGGCTATGAATCCGTCTATAAGTTTATTATGATACTAGTTTCGAAATAAAATCTTTAATTTCACCACCTTTAACAGCACTTAAAGCTGTTTCTAATGTAGCTAAAGATAAGTTTTTAGATTGGATTGCTTTAATAGCAGTTGCCCCGGAGGCAATAAGAAATGTTGCTACAATTACGTGGAAGATTCCACTTGCTACTTTTTTCGCTTTTACTTCATCTTTAATGAATTTTTTAACAATAGCTTCAATCGGAGCCATATATAAATGATGTAATTCATCTGCAATGTGTCCTAATTTAGCCATCCATTGGTTATAAGCTGCTTCATCATTAGGTTTTTTACCTAATACTTTGTTAACCATGTTGCCGGCTGCTTTACCTAATTTAGCCACTAACCCCATTATTGCGGGAAGTGCAATTGCAATACTAGCAATAGTTAAAAGACCTTCATTTGTTGGTTGTTCTTTTTCTGATGCTTTTGTTAATTCAGTATCTAAACCTTTTATAATAGCAGACATTTCGTCTTTTACATCATCAACTACTGATTGTTCTTTATCATCTAGATTAATATCAACTTCTTGTAGATTTTTTTCTAACTGTCCTTCAGCTAAAAATTTTCTTAAATCAAATGCATCTGCTTGTTTCACGATTTATGTATTTTTAATTTTAGTATTCCTGTTCCTTTAATTACACGATGCCATTCATGTTTTGGTATAAATATGGGTGAATTTATAGAAGTTGGAAGTTCATTTTCAAGTTGTAATTTCCAATCTGTTTCTCCAATTATTTCAACCGTTCTATTTTCATCATCCCTATGCCACATAAGTTCTATCGGATCTATATTTTCAGTAAATTCACGAATAATATATTGATTTGTAACTTCTATGTCTTTATAGGGTTTACTCATCATAATTAAATTTAGTAGCATTAGATGCATTCCATCTATCTTGATTTTCACAAATCCATGTTTTTGTTGAAAATCTAAAATATGGAGTTTTTAAATTTGTTGATGGTGTTTGCGATTGATGTTTCCAAAGTATTCTATTGTTTGGTTGAGCAGCAAATTGACCATTATCTAATTTAATTATATTAAATGATTTATGTTCATTTGGAGTTTCTGCCCATGAAACATCTAATTCATTTGGGTCTGAAGAGCATGAATCAATGGTGAATAAATAATAACCAGGGGCTTTACTTTGATCTTTCATTACTGCTTCACACCTAGCATTTCTTAATCTTTGTTTTTTAATAACAGTTATATTGTATGAAAAACAATCCCAAAGTTGTAACCAATCTAAAGGATATAATTCATTTTCATTTATATCTGTTTTCCAAACGTATGCATGTAAGGGTAATTTATCGTACAAAGCACCATAATCATGAAGAAGTGATTCAAAGTATAATGCTTGATTAGGAATTGATTTTGTTGTTATCCAATGAGCAGATTCAAATTCTCCTTTTCCAAGAAGTTCTTTATTTTCATCTAACTCAAAGTCGTATAAAAATTCTTTTTTAATAAAAACCTCTATTGGAGGAATATTTGCTACTAAATAAATCATTATTTTTCTCTTATTAATAATTCACCTAATACTTCTAAACGTCCAACTTCACGTTGGAATTCAATTGGTGTCATATTTAAAGATATTTTTTTTAAGGTTTGTTCAAATTCTTTTGTAGCTGCTTCTTTATCAAATTTACCTTCAGTTGCTTTTTTATAATAAGGAGCTTTAACTTTAAAGTGATGCCAAGTTAGAAGTGCTAAACCACCTTTTTCTTCAGCGTTTGAAGCTATTTTAGCAGCTCCTTCACCACGTTTTTTAGCAAATTCTTCAAAAGTTTCTTTAACTTTTCTTACTTCGTTTATTAATTGTAGTAGTTTTATCATCTTAATTTTCAAATGGTGGTTCTAAAGAAACTATAGTAGGATTAATTTGTTCATTTAAATTGTTTTGTAAGAAATCATAAATTTCTTGAATTCCTTTAGTACCAAAAGTATCATTTACCCATGTAATTACCTGTTCTTTAGTTAAAGATTCAAATATTGTAAAATTATTAGGGTCAGGAGGACCTATTTCTAAAGGTCCACTTATTTCAGAGGAATATGTGATTCCATTTGAAATTTCAGTTGCAATACATTTCCAATGTATTTTATGTACTATATTTGTAAGACCATTTTCTAAAGTTTTACATTCTAATCTTAATATTGTCCAATTCATATCCATAATATTATTAAATTACACCTCCAACTAAATTTCCACCAACATTAAAGGCACGAACAAGCATTGTTCCACTTATTTGCGTAATATTTTGTATGGTTGCGGATGCTATCCCTGCTCCTACAGACATATTCATAAGAACATGTCCTGAAGTTGTTGCACTACCACTAAATATAATCTGGCGTTGGGAGGCATTTGTGTTTCTTATATATACATTAACAGATCTCCCATCTGCTAAATTATTAATAATTAAACTTCTTGTTGCTGTAAGAGATGCAATCCAAGTTACTGACTGAGTTAGAGCAGCATCAATTGTTAAATTAGCATCTGATGTAGTTGTTTGTGTTCCACCCGCTAAATTATTTATAAGTCCTGCTCTAAATTCCCCAGTAGAAGGAATATAAGTAAGTGAATTGGAGGAAGAAATGATTACTTGTTGAGTCCCCCCACCTCCAGCATACGATGGAGTCCATAATAGATATTGTTGGATTGCTGCTGTTGTGTTTGCTCCAACTGTGGCTGTTAATGCTGTAGATGATGTTAAAGCAAATGAAGCTGTTGTTGTTAATGTGTTGGTAGATGAATTATATGTTAATGTTGAACTATCTACTCGGGCTGCTCTGTTACCAGTAGTTCCATCAGCAAACATAACATAATAAGGACCTACACCAGTAGCTGTATCAGTTACGGTGATGGTTGATGCTGATTGAGCTGATACTGTATTAGATGCTGAAAGTGATAAAGAAGCAGTAATTGCTACTCCATTAATTGCTGTTATTCCCATAATTTATTATTTACCAGTAACCACTAAAATTTTTACTTCCGCCTAATGACTTCCAATATCTTCCGATACGACAAGACCAATAACCGGCTGTTGTTCTATCTGTTTTTTGAGGACAGTTATGTCTTTTGCTAAAAGCTTGTCTTGCTTTTGGGTTATTTACTTTACTAGATAATCCACCTGAGTCACCAAAAGATACTTTTTTAACTTTACCTTTATCCATTACATAAACGTAAAATTTCTTTCCTGAAGCTCCACCTCTTTTAGGTTTTCCTAGGGAAACTTTTTTACCTTGATATTCGGCTTCATTTAATTCCTCATATTTTGGTGGAACTCTACGTTTTGTTAATGTAGCATTTTTACCTGTTTTGTATATTAAATCCATATTATACTTAGAAGCAAGTTGAGATAATTGTTTGATTTCTTGAGGATCTAATTTATAATCTAATTCAATATCTAGATCACCACTATAATTAGAAA